TTTAGAGCTTCATTGTAATTAATTTCGTTTGTAATATCCTTATAAACCTCGTGATGAAGCCATTTTAAAGCAACTTCAAAAGCTATTTTGTAGTCCATAATTTTCTCCTAAACATCCTTTAAAACGCCTGAAACAAAAGGCTTAATGTGGCTATCATACAGCCCGTCTTTTTCTTCCTCACCAGTTGCCCAGACTTTTTCAGGTCTAGAATATTGAACCCCTGGTTTATCTTCCCACCGCCGTTGAGCAAGGAAGGTGCTTGGATATATTATATATTCTAGTTCCATATTAGGCCATTCATATTTTAAATAATTTTCTAAGCCTTCCATTATTTGGTTGAATAAGGCTTCATCAGGATTTATCTTTAACCACTCTGCTAAAGCTCCTACTTTGTTCACTTTTCTAGGATACTTTAACCAAAACTTTTCAAATAAAATTCTTTGCTTTTTAATGTTTTCTGGTGATAAATTATCTGGTGGTTTATAGCTAGGTGAGTTGTTTTTAGGAGTAGGTGAATTTGGTTTTTCTTTTCCACTGATGAATTCACTTTTCTTATTTGAATGTTTAGAGCTATATAGTTTATTATTTATATTATTTTTTTTATTATTACTAAAAGAATTATTTAAAGAAGATTTTATATTTGTAGTATTCTCTGTAGTATTCTCTGTAGTATTCTCTGTATTTGTCTTAACTTCAGGAGAAGGAGGTGGTAACTTTGAAGTAGGGGGGTGGTTACTTTGAAGTAAAGAGGTATTTACTTCGGAGTTAGGAGGTGGTGATTCTGAAGTAGGAAGGTGGTTATTTTGAGGTAAAGAGGAGGTTTTTTTAGATTTGCGTTGGTCGTATGTAATTTTAAGGACATTATCAATAATTGGTTCTATAAACATGACATTTGAAAATTTTAACCCTTCGTTAGTTTCTATTGTTTTAAATTCTCTTTTGATAAGTTTTAATCTTACTAAATCATCAAAGGCTCTTTTAACTTGTATTTTTGTAAAGCCAAATAAATCCACATAAGACTGGTAATTCTTTTGTAATTTATCAGCTTTGAACTTTTGTCTATAACCAATTGGTTCACCTGTTTCTGGATTTCTTTCTTCAACTGGCCTATACCAAAAAACAATGTCCGCCAATAATGTTATAGCTACATGATTTACTGTTCCTTTTTCAGTTTTTATATATCTATACCAACTTAAAGGGACAGTATTACCAGGAAGTTCAACGCCAATTAGTTTTTTACATTGTTCATTTATTTCATTTCTCATTTAACTCCTCCTGAAATATATCATGAAATTTTTTATGGCAATTATCACATAGCACTATCAAATCTTTTTTCCATGTTAAATATTCTCTCCCTCTATTTTCATAGGTTTTATGATGAACATTTAAATTTTGGTCTGAACCACATAACGAGCAAGTAGGGTTTTTCCATTTGACATATCTAGATACAACTCGCCAATAAAGGGTTTTAAGAAAATTTTTATAAGGCATACTGGTTAAGATTTCTATATCTTTTTCGGTTATTAAATCAAATAATAAATAAAAGTCACAAGCTGGAGTATTTTTACCTGTCCCAAAATTTGCTAGTTTTCTATGTTGTCTTTCTTTTTCTCTTTTTTGGCGTTCTAATTCAGCTCTTTCTTCTCTTTCTTTGCGTTTTTCGTCTCGTATTTTTTTACATTCAGGACAAATTGCATTCTTAAAATCCCATTTATTATTCACAATTATAGTTTTTCCACAAACTAAACAAGTAGTTTCGTATTGTCTTAGCTTTAAAAATTCTCTTACTCTGTTAAAGACTTCTGTTTGATTTACTTCAATAGGCACTAATAAACAGGCTTCTTTTAATGCTTCTTCCCATTTTTCCATTTTAATTCCCTAAAAACAAAAAAACCCACACAGACAGAACAAGACTTTTTGACATGAGCGGAGGCCAAAAGATAGCCTTGCCTGCCTGTGCGGGTTTTATTTCTAAGATACCCTCCGCTCATCTTGATTTATTCTTACCAAATTATTTTTAATTTGTCAATCTTTCTCAAATGGGAAAAGAGTTACATAAGGTCCATTGAGAAAATATGCTATATATACTGGCAAAGAGCTTATATCTTTATTAACTTTTTTCTCTAGTTTACTTAAGACTTCGTTTACTGTTTTGCCTTCGGCATTACAACCACAAAAATTTGCCTCAAACCGTATAGAAATTTGACAAGTTTTATCAACATCAAATTCATCTAATTCTTCACATTTCGTATATCTTTTAACCAAGATATATGTTATTTTTGGAAATTTCTTTTTCAAAGATTTCAAAAATTCTAATTCAGCCATTGCTGCTTCTCGCATTCCTTCAAGGTCTTTAATCTCCCATGCACACCAAAAACGGTGATAAGGTGTTTTACGGCATTCTGTAAAACCAGTTGCTATTTTAACAGGACATTTAACGCATTTGTTTTTTAAATATAACTCGCATAATGCGCAATTGTATTGTCCTTTTTCAAGTCTCTCATCATATTCTTTTAAATTGGTAATTTTATTTAAGTGTTCAACTAAATCCGCCCACTTCTCTATACTCAAATCAAGTGGGTCTTCACCTTTGAGTAATCTTTTAATCATTTCTTTACGGGTCATTTTATCCTCCATATTCAAAATTGCCCACACGGACAAACAGGCAAGAAAGGGAGGAGGAAAGGTGGAACCTGTTTGCCCGTGTAGGCCATGATTTAAAATAACTTTTCTAATTCCTTTGCTCTAGTATCAATAATGAAATAAATTTCCGTTGCTATTTCTTCACTAGGAATATCATGGATACTGTTATATCCTTTTTCTTTCAAAACCTCATTCACCAACTCACGGTCATAGTTTGACAATTGTTCTTCAAGTTCTACAAGCCACTGTGCTGGTTGGGCTTTCTTTTCTGGTTTAGCTTTTTTAGGTTTTGGAGGAGAAGTAGTAGGCTTATTTTTAGCTTCCCATTGTTTAAATTTTTTAACAAAATTGTCCATTTTTTGTTTAGCTTTTTCTTTTACATATGTTATTGAACAATGAACATTGTCTGCTACCTTTCTCACATATTCTTCCACTCTTTCTTTATCTAAACCTCTTTCAATAATCATATCATCAAAGCTTAACTCTCGTTGAGGTTCATGAGCTTGGTTTTCAAGTTTAGGTTTTTCCTCTTTCTTTTCTTTTTTAGCCTCTGTGTTCTCTACATCAATTACTTTACCTGGGAAGGTCATTTCTTCTTTAGGTTCTTCTTCAACGCTAGGCAACCCAAAATCCTCTTCTTCTTCAGAAATAGCTAATTCTAATTCAGGCGTCTTTGGTTTCATCTTAAGCATTTTTAAAATAGCACTTTTTCTCATCATAGCTTCAGGCCATAGATGCCAAGGACTGTCTTTAGTCCCAAACTTTTCAGCCTTTTGATAAGCTAGGGACATTTTCCTGCGTTTCTCAATTTCTTCCATTCTAATAATATCAAAACTTTCTCTATCATCTTTTCTCCATACAGCATAAGCTAAATAAGGTTTGCCTGGGTTTTTAGGTGCAGGTTTATGATGCACATAAGCATTAGTGCCCAGTTGATAATCAAATTTATCATTCTCATATACCACATGAGCTTCTACTTCAGCTCCTGTTACTCTATAAATCAGCTCAATTAACCCTTGATAACCAATTTGGGCATTACATTCTATTGGATGCCCTTGTTTTCTGTTATTCCGCCTTGGTATCAGGTAAACATTATCCCCACCTGGCAACAAACCCCACTCTGCACACTTTAATAACGCATTCAATAGACTTTCAGGCGTGCATTGTTGTAGCTGTGGGTTCTTAAATAAAGCATTCCAAAACGCAGCAATTAGAACATCCTTTTTAATCCACTTAGGCAATACTTTTAACTTTTCACTTGTTTCAGGAGAAACTAATTTTGCCTTAATAACTTCTAATTGATTTTTTTTCATTGCTTATCCTCCTAATAAATTTATTATTTTAAAAGTTAAATCTATTGCTACAACAATACAGGAAAAAAGAATAATTGAAGCTAGCACTATAAAAAGAAAAAAAACAGGCGGACTTAATTTTTCAAATTTTGCTTTTATTGTAAGTCCAATATTACTAAGTAAGATAAAGAATATAACCACAAAATAACAAAATGTTTTCATCTTAAATCCTCCTTGTTGCAATTTCTACTTCTTGATATATTTCAATGCCTGGTATTTCTCTAACTCCTGCCCTGATAGCCGCATTAACTTTTTTATCATCTACTTTTTCAATCTTAAATTTAGGTGGCACTTCTTTAATATTTATCACTCTGAAAGTCCACCGTTTTCTTTCAAATACAGTTCCATCTTCCGTGGTTACCTTTAGCTTTTCCTTAGGCATAGCAATTTCAGGCAATTTTACTGGCTCAATCCCTTTTTCTTTAGCTTCTTTATCCAGTTGCTCTTGTAACCTTTTCCTTTCTTCCTCTGCCTTCTTTTCCATTTCTCTGCGTTCCATTTCAAGGCGAGTTTTGTAGTCTTTCAATTTCAACTTTACTATTTTTTTTGAATTGGTAAGAGGTTTGACAACCTCATTTGCTCTGGCTTTTACTTTTTTAATAAATGTTTTAGGGATGGCTATTCTTTTTTCACATTCCTCGTTAATTCTTTTCTCATACTTTGCTATTGTAGCTAGTAACTCAGCGGCCTTTTGGCAATTTTCTTCATTTGTTATTTCCAGCGTTTTTACTTTTTCTTCTAACTGAGTAAATCTTTTCTTCCAAACTAAGAAAGCGTTTTGTGCTTCAATCAGAGCTAGATTAGCTCTAAATTCTGTAAATACTCCATTACTATTTTGTTGCATTATTTACCTCCTTTTTAAATTTACCCTTTCAAATATCTCCACCCATTCAAAAAACCTAGGAATGCTTGAAAAGCCTTAGGAATTTCCTCATCACACACCACATCAACGATAGCAGGTTTTCCGTCCTTTTTAAGTCTCACTGCTGCTACTTTGTCAGGCTTCAATTCTTTAGGTAATGCATAGTAATAAGCACTCAATTGCATAAACCACGCCTTGTTAGCTACTTCAGAAGTTTTTAAATCCCATAACCATTTTTCACCTTTCCACTTAACCACCATATCAGGATGCCCGATATAACCAAATTGTTCATGTCTTATTTCAAATTCAGCTTTAATAAGTTTCACAGGTAACAGACTTCTAAAAGATTGAATATACCCTTCCAGTTCTCCGTATTCAGGAATAAACAAATTTTCAAGCTCAGCCACACAATATTTATGTATCAACTTACCTCGTTCACAGGCTAGTTCCAGTGTGTTATTTGAGACAGGAAATTCTAAGAAAGGCGATATTACCTCTGTGACCCTTGGATAACGCATAATTTACTCTCTTAAACCAAGTCTTTTATTGTCTTTTTCTAGAACTTCATCCAGATAAGAGCTAATTCTTTCAATCTCAGTATCAGAAAGCCGTTTTTCTATAGGCAAAAGATTATTTAGTGCGTAAAAGAAAACATGAATTCTATAATTATGAATAACTGGTAAATATTTTCCATCTTTTTCTTTATAATTTATGAAAGAACGCATGATAACCTCCTTATTCTATAAATGAATGATTGCAAATAATACATCCAGTAATACGGCCATCTGACATAATGAAAGCTCCACAGCTAGGACAACTATCCCATTCAAACAGGTTATATTTTTGTTGCACTTTTTCCAAATGCCCCGTTTCCCATAACTCTACCACTTCAGAAGCTTCTTTTTCAGTGAGGCCTCTGAAATGATAGTCCATCCGCCGTGCTATAACTCGTTTCTCATTCATTTTAAATTTCCTCCCTTTTTAATAAATTATAAAGGTCTGTAAATAAACTGCGAGGTATTAAGGCAAAGTCATCAGGTGGTATTGTGAGGTCAACCGCTTCTATTTGGTCTAAAAAATCTTCATAATTTTTAAAGCCCCGCCTCACTATATTTATTAAAATTTGTAGAAATGCTTTATTTTTCATTACTCTTGAGATTTCTTCTCTTTTATAATATTTGAATAATCTATTGAGGCTTGCTAACGGATACTCGGAGCCAGTATAAAAACTATCTCCTATAATTTGTGCTTTCATAAAATCTTTACTTAAATAAATTTCAGAAACTTCCCATGCATTATTCTTTTGTAATTCAATTCCTAATTTAATATGAGCAAAATCAAAACTTTCAACTAATTCTTTTAAAGAAGGTTTAAAATATTTACAAAATTGTAAAATTGTTTTGTTAAAAGTAACAGTAATTGCATTTGTAGTTATAATTGTAGCCTTCTTTTTTAATTTTTTTTCTGCTTCTAAAAAATCTTTTTCCCTTTTAAAGAAAAAATCATAATCTTTCGGAGTAGAAGCATTTAAAGAGTTCCCAGCCAGATAAATAGATTTTAGTTCTAAATAATTAAGAAAATTGAATATCTTTTTATTCTCCAATCGCTTTTTAATTCTTTGTTTTATTATTTCTTTCTCATTCATTTTGGCCTCCCTTAAAGAAATTTTATTTCTATTGGATATTTTTGAGATATTACAAAACACACAATATCTTCAGTTAACCTTGGAATAATAATTTTAGCCAAAAAATCAGTGATTTTTTCAACTTTGCCTATTCCAAGTTTTATATTGCTTTGTGTAGAAATAATTTCCACAAATCTAGAAACTTTATCTACATTTATTATTACCTCGTCAGCTTTAATCATCATTTTGGCCCCCTTAAATATAAACATTCAAAGCAATGCTTTTTTTAAATCTTTTATATTTAAAACTCTTGCACCATATACTGCCTTTGTCTATCCAACCTAAATAATCTGCATTATGAGAAGAATAAAGATAGACATTAATTTTATCATAGGACAGCGGAACAATAATAGGTTCTTTCCAATGCAAATTTGGGTAATAATAACAAAATACACCTTCTTCACTGATTTTAATGTTTTTTAATTCGCCCATTTTCTCCTCCCTTTTTCTTTAATTATAAAACAATTAAATTTTTTTGTCAAGGTTCTTTCACAAATAATTTAGTCTAGTTTTCCCCAAATTACCCAGACATTTGTCTTAGGTGTGTAGAGAATAGTAATCCGCTTTATCTTAGCGGTTTTACATTTTTGTTTCACAAAGTATTGTGCTATCTTTATGGTATCCATAGGAGATAAATTAGGTTCAAGAGAAATAGAGGTTTTGTAGGTATTCCCGACAATGCTTTTAGTGAATACCCAGTTAGCAGGTGTAGTGTTCACTTGTAAATTGTGGTTGTGAGGAAGTTTTATTTTTTGCCAGATATGGAAGGATAAAATCACAGAGGCAATCCATAAAATAATTAACATGACAATTAGATTTTTCATCTCACAAGCTCCTTTTTTATTTTTCAAAACAGGTAAAAGTAGCCTTTTCCCATTCTAATAATGTCTCTTTTAAACATTCCATTTCAGTTTCTATCTGGCAAACAACGCATAATTTCCCAAAGTGAAGATCATATTTCCAAGAGGTGCACCAAACATTACCTTTTTCTAATACTCCAATATAATTTATACCGCTATACATTATTACTTTTAATGTAGAATAAGAAAGAGGCACGCCTATAATTTTATTACCGCAAAAATATATTATAATAGTTTTACGTTCTGTTACATGAATATTATATAGGTTCATCTCACAAGCTCCTTTTTGGTTTGTTTTATTAAATATGAGAGAATGTGAAAAAGGGTCAGGTTTTCAGGGTCTGTTTCACATACACAAGCGACAAAGTTTAACAAGATAAGATAACCATCTCTAAATTTTTTGATATTTTCTTTATAAAGCCATATAGTAGGCATGACCTGATGTTCTACATCAAGCAGATTTATTTCTTTAAATTTGATATTTTCAGGCCATTCTATTGTTTGTAATGCTTCATATAATTTTAAATGCTTCATATTTTTTCTCCTTGTTTATTCAACTAATTCTTGCTCTAATTTTCTGCACTGCTTATCTGAGACAATTTCAAATTTTTTTCTAAATGCCTTATTTGCTATCATTCTTCTAAATCCTTTTAGATGTGAACAATGCCCAACTCGGACAAATCCTATTTTAGGCAATTTCTTTTTTTGATATTTTTCTTTATACATTTTAGCCTCCTTTAACTGTTTATCCACTTACAAATAATCCACCCACATAACCAAAACATTATTAAAAAGCCGAAAAAATCAATCATTTTTGCTTCCTCCTTTTTTGTTTTTTCTTTAGTAGTTTTTTGAAATATTTTCTTTTTTTACTAGAAGGATTTTTATGAAGTAAAACACCATAATCTTTTAAAAATTGTGCTAATATTTCTTCATCTGTTTTGTCTTTCATTTTTGCTTCCTCCTTGTGTTTTTTGCAATTTCATTTCTTCTCCTTCTTTTAAGGACACATTTTGTAAAGTGCCCTCTTTTTCTGCTAGAAGGCTTTTTATTGAGTAAATCACTATATTTTTCAAAAAATTCTGTTAACAGTTGTTGATATGTTTTAGTATCCATTTTATTACCTCCTTTTGCAAACAATTTAGTCTAGTTTTTTATTTAATCTCCCTATTTTCAAGTTCGTCCTCTGCACCGTTAACTTTGTTTTTTCTTTGTATTTCTCTGATTTCTTCTTTAAGATAATAAATAGCACTTTCAATATTATTTAACTCCCTTTTTTTGCTACTTCAGTCATCATATTCTGAGATTTTTCTATTATTTCTTTTGTTTTTAACAACCTATTTAAAGTTTCTATTTGCCACATCTCCAAACCTCCTTTTTAAATCTCGTCTACCCGACAAGCTACAACAAGCTTGCCGAATTTGACTTTATATTTCCATGACGAGCAATGTATAAAACCATTTCGGATGATCCCGATAAAACAATATCCCTTATATATCCATACCTCCATTGCACTATACGCTAAAGGAGCTTCACCATTAGAACGGTAGTGCTCGTCTATGAAAGATATTGTAGTTTTGTTTTCTTGAACATGAATGTAAAAAGTAGCCATTTCAATCCTCCTTTCAAAATAAAAAAGCCCGATGCTCCAAAAGGAACACCGAGCCTTTTAAGGGTGGGTGTTAAATTACTTATGCTAAGCCCAAAACTCTGTCAATTTCTTCATCTGTTATTTTCAAATCTAAATGCTCTGCATACTCTTTTAACTCAATTTCATTGTCAAAACTCTCAAGTAATAATCGTTTTGCTTCAGCTTCAGAAACTTCTTCGGGTGCGTGAGAATGAAAGAATTGATTACCCGTTCCGTCATGAATAATTAAGTAAAGCTTTCCCCGATACCGTGCTAGCCATTTAGCACCGTTGGGGAAATCATACCAACCCAAACATACATACGCTCCTTTCTCTAAGATTCTCTTACTTTTTGCGTTTCTTAAGCTTTTTTCTAACATTGTTACTTACCTCCTTTCAAATAAATTTAGCTAAATTATTTACTTCCTTTTTGGTAAATCGTGAAAGTGGAGCATAAGGCCGTTTCCTGCACCAAATGTCAATTATGGCTTTAGCAAGTAGATAGTTATCTTCTAGCATCTCATCCGATAATGCACCGCTATTCAGTGCTTGCTGAGCCATTTCATACATTGTTTGTTTTGAATTTTCTAGCATTTCGTTTATTTGCTTCTTTACCTGTTTAAATTTTTGTTCTTTAGTCATTTTTGTCTCCTCCCTTATTATTTATTATTTCCCAAAAATCGGCAGAATACTCTACAACTTTTTTATTGCTTAGTTTGATTTTTGCGACAACTCCATAGGCTTCAGTATAACCGGTGATTTTAACAATTTTACCTCTTTCCTCTTTGTGGTCTCCTTTTATAAGGATAACTTCCTTCCCAATCAAATTAAATGTTTGCATTGTTACTCCCCTCCTTTCTTCAAAATTCTTCAAAATTTTTTCCGTCGCCCGCTCAGCGCCAATTAAGTGACGCCGCAAGGTGACGATTTCAGACCGAAGTTTCGCAAGGCATTCGGGGCACATAACATAAATAGTGCCCGTGCCTTGCTTGCTTCCTAAAACCCGTTTGCACCACATACATTTAATCATGCTCACCTCCTTTTATTTCAATGGAATGACTATTCCGTTATATCTCCAAGATTTAAGCTTTTCTAAATCAGAATGAAGACATAAGGGCATCCCTCTAGGGTCTGAGCAAATATCCACATGAAGTTCCCATTTTTTAGCTATTTCTTTGACTTTCTTTTCAAGTTTTATCACTCTTTTTTTTGTCTAGAAGTTAAGCTAGAGTTGCAGCGCTGAGTGTATAGATTATGTAGAGAGCGAGCCAGCTTTTTTAATTCTTCATAATTCGCCAAAAACTCTTTTAAATCTTCAATGTTTTTGATGCTTTTCATTTTGTCTCACCTCCTTTCTTTCAAAAATTAAAAAAGGCCGAGCCAACAGGCTTAATGCCTGCTGAAACTCGGCCTTGCTTTGCTTAAAAGCGGTGCTGTGCCGTATTAGTTCATTTTTACATTCAAGATAATTGCTACCATTTTAATAACATCAACATTGCTTTTGCGGAGAACGTCCTCAATCCTCCGTCTCACTTTTTTAATATCAACTTTTATTTTCTTAGAAGTTAAAATATAGTCAGCTATTTCCAATTTAGTATTTGCACCAAGTTTTATAAGTTTGTTTGTTACATTTTTGGCAAAGTTTATTGCTTCGGAAACTTCACTATACGGCTCAATCCTTTGAATAAGCCAATCTTGGTCTCCAAAATTAAAACTAAAACGTTCTTGGCTTGTGCAACCTAGCTTGAGTGCTTTGTTTAATTCATATACCGAACAGGGTAATTCCTGGGCGTTTAGGATTTCAACACCGTAGTTTTTGCTTTTCCCTTGAAAAACTCTTACCTTTAACATCCTTCTCCTCCTTCCCTTCCCTTTTTTTTACAATTTTCACATCTTCCCTCATACCAATAAATCATTACTTTATCACCTCCCTTTCTTATGATACCCCAATTCTACTACAACTAAATTTTGTTGTCAAGCCCTATTTTATTTCCCCTCAAACCCACACCACACAAGCCTTTGAACAAAACTCGCACATATTTAACTTGTAAGCTTGATTAAAACTTCAACGCAATACTTTATATGCCTTTGCGTTCAAACTTTGCTTAGAATTGAAATATGAAGCTGTCAAACTCTTTATTTACTGACTTGCTTGAATTACTTGCAAAATCAATCTTACTTCTTTTCATCTGTTCTGAATAAAATTAAAACTGTTCTTACTCTTAAACAATTCTTAATTTAGAATCATTCTAAACTAACACTCATTTTAAATGATATGTTTCCCTTGTTTTTGTAGAAATAGCCTGCATTATAAGAGATATGGCTTATTAAATAATAAAGGAGAAAGAATGCCCTGCTCTCGTTAACCTCGTTAACCTCGTTAGTTAACCATTATTCTCAATAAAGCTCGTTATTCTCTTTATTTAACCAATTTAGTTCAATAAAGCTCGTTATTCTCGTTAACCTCCGTTATTTTACGTTAACCAGCTAGTTTAGTCTAGGAAAGTGCCAGAAGGTTAACCGGCTGATTTAGACATAAAAAAGCCCAAGCCAGAGCGACTTGGGCAGTGGAGGGTGAGGTTTGGGTTTACTTTTCTTCGACCCAGACCTCGTAAAGGCCGTCGTCTGCTCTAAAGTAGCAGACTTCAATAAAACGGCCACTGGCCATAAGCTCAGAGGCCAAATCTTCGGCCTCTTTGAACGTATCTACTATTGCGACTCTCTTCCTCATTTACCTCACCTCCTCCCTTGCTTGATTTACCCTTATTCTACCACAATTGACTTTTTCAAGTCAAACTATGCCTATGTGCCGTAGTGCCCAAGCTTTTTTGAAAGCAGAGTGCTACCCTTGTGCAGTTTTGTTTAGTTTTATCTGTGCCTGTAGCCTGCTACCATAGCCAGCACCAAGGGGGGGTAGGAAAAGGCAGGGGTGAAGGGTGTTATGGGGGGTTATATCCTCCCCTCCCTCTCCACGCTATGATTAAGAATGGTTCTTGACAATTAGTTACAAATATGTTATTGGATATATATCTGGCCGTAAAGGGAGTTCGCCACTCCGTTCTTTTAATTCTTTAATTTTCCATTATTTGGCTGTAATAGGTCTCGCCAGCCTAAGGGTGAATAGGTTAACGTACAAACGTGTGAATGTAATAAATTTATATAGGAGGTAAGGTAAGATGGCAGATTGGAAACCTGGGAGTTTAATGTATGCGAAGAGGTATGCCACATCTACCTTTATTGAATACAAAACAGGTATTTGGTGGGATAAGCATGGGTATGTAGGTAAGGATGAGAATAATGTAATACAGTTGATAGAGGATTTTACGAGGGGGCCTGGGAATAGTATGAGGTTTTATTTAACTATGGTCCCTGAAGGAGACCCGATTGTTGATGATGATACTCTTGAAGGCAACGAGATGAATATTACCAATTACCATCAGGA